TCCTCGGGTGGGGTAAACCATGCGGATCAAGGCGGGCAAACTCGACTGCCGGGTGCTGATCGAGACACCCACCGACACGCAGGACGCTCGCGGCGGGGCGACTCTCACATGGGCAACGCTGGCGACGGTCTGGGCACGGGTCTACGAGCGCCGGGCCGCTGAGGGCACGGAAACCGACCAGACGCAGGCCGTGCGGTCGATCGACGTTGAGATCCGCAAACTCGCCGGCCTCACCCACAAGTGCCGCGTCACCTACGACTCCCGCGTGTGGCAGATCGACGCGATCACCAACAGCGAAGAGCGGAATAAGGGCCACATGCTCCTGTGTACGGAGGTGGTGGCGTGAGCATCCGCACGAAGATCCAGATCGAGGGGATTGGCGACCTGCTCGCGGCGATGGAAACGCTCAAGCGGTCGGCCAAGGGTCGTATCACCCGCGCGGCTGTCAACGCGGGCGGTCGGATCATCCGCAAGGAGGCGAAGGCGAACGCTCGCGCGATCAAGCGGACGGGCCAGCTCGCCAAACTGACCGACATGAAGGTCAAGACGTACAAGGGGAGCGGGAACACCGTCGCCGTCATCGGGCCGAAGAAGGGCGGGAAGATCATCCACCCCGTCTACGGGCCAGTCGATCCGCACAAGTACGTCCACCTGGTCGAACTCGGCACGGAGCATTCGTCGCCCAAGCCCTTCCTCCGCGCGGCTCTTATGACCACCAAGGGGCAAGTCGCCTCCGTGATGGGCACCAAGGCTCGTGACCAACTCGCCCGCGAAGTCGCCAAGGCCGCGAAGAAGAGGGGGCGGTGATGGACCCCGGACAGGCGATCTTCGAGACTCTGCGGGACAGTTCGGCGGTCGGTGCGCTGTGTGGCGACCGCATCTACCCCGGACGGGCGCCCCAGAACGCGACCCGCCCGCACGTTATCTACCAGCGGATCGGGAGCAGCAACGACCCCGCCCACGGGATGCAGGACGGCCTCCGCACGGACCTGTGGCAAGTGACCTGCACCTCCGTGGTGTCGATGCTGCTGGCTCAGTCCCTTGCCGATGCCGTTCGCACGGCCCTTCACGCGCGGGCGGCTTCGACCTCGCTCGGTGCCTCCCCGTTCATCCTCGAGGACGAGATCGAGGACGTTGAGGAACCGACGACAGGCTCGGAAGTTCCGAAATACCGCATCGTGCAAACCTACACGCTCCTCCACAGGGGGAGTATCTGATATGATCCCCCGCCGCCTCATCTGAGCGCAGCCCTCTACCGCATCTTCGTTCTCTACATCGGAGCTACACATGGCAGCCACAGAAGGCACAGCCGCATTCGGCATTACCGTTCACTACGCCACCACCTCGGGCGGCGCAGCGGTCCAGACGTTCACCGACATCACAGACGTAACCCCCGTGGGCGAGTCCGTGGACGCAATCGACATGACGCACCACACCAGCCCGAACGGTTACACCGAGTTCATCCCCGGCATGAAGAACGCCGAGGGCTTCGAGTTCAAGGGCAACCTCGTTCACGGTGCCACCGAGAACCGGGCCTACCTGCGCGCCGTCCTCGGCCTGCGCAAGTTCTGGACGATCACCTTCCCCAACGGGGCCAAGGTCGAGATCGACGGCTTCCTGTCTGAGTTCACGCCCGAGACGATGGGCGCGAAGGACAAGCAGGCTTTCAGCGCGAAGGTGACACGCGCGAGCGCGGCCCCGACCTGGACCGAGGCAGCCTGATAACCACAACGAGGGCACCCGGCGTTCGCGTGTGCGAGCGCCGGGGGCTTTTTCCCTCCGAATCTTGGAGTTCGCATGAGCATCCGCGCCAGCATCCTTGCACAGACCGCACTCCCGACCGTCCCTGTCAGCGTTCCTGAGTGGGGCGCGAACCTCTCCGTGCGTTCGATGACGGCGGCGGAGCGGGACGACTTCGACGCGGCCAGCCGTGACGGTGGCGAGGCGAACCTGACCAACTTCCGGGCGCGGCTTGTGGTCCGGTGCCTGATCGACGCGACGGGCGCTCGGGTGTTCACTGACGCGGATGCGGCGGCTGTGGGCTCGCTCCCTGCTGGACCTGTGTGCAAGGTGTTCGAGGCGGCGGCGAAGTTGAACGGCCTCACGAAAGAGGACGTGGAGGAAATCGAGGGAAACTGAAAGCCCGGTCGGCGCGGCGGTTCGCGTTCGAGTTGGCCGGGCACCTTGGCGGGATGACGGTCGGTGAGATGATGGCCCGCATGTCGGCGCGTGAGTTCTTGGAGTGGCAGTTGTTCGCCTCTCACTCCCCGATCGGTTCGTTGCGGGGCGACATGCAGGCGGCACGGGTTGCTCAGACGGTGGCGGAGGTCAATCGGGACAGCAAGCGGCGGAAGAAGCCGTATCAACTGATCGACTTCATGCCTGACCCGTGGCAGACGTTGAGGCCGAAGCGGACGGCGGCGGACATTGAGCGGGACCTGAGGGCGGCTTTTGGAGGTTGACAGTTGAACATCGGGAGCCTGAGCGCCAAGTTGACCGCCTACGACGCGGGCTTTTCGTCAACGCTGGCGAAGGCTCAGAAGCAGGCCACCACGTTCAACTCGGCGGTGACGGGTGCCGTTGCCGGCGCTGCGGCCTCGATCACCAACAGCCTGCTCGGATCGGTTTCCAGCGGGTTCGCCTACATCTCCAAGATCGCGGAGGATGCCGACGCGGTACGGAAGGCGGCACAGTCAATCGGGGTCACGACCGACGCTCTCTCTTCACTTCAGTACACGGCGAGCCTTGCCGGTCTTGGCGCGGAAGAGGTCACGGACAGCCTCTCTCGGATGCAGCGCGTTCTCGGTGACGCGGCGGCGGGCAGCACATCGGCAAAGGCATCGGTGGCCGGGCTGGGCCTGAGTCTGGACAAACTCCTGAACGAGTCGCCCATCGACGCATTCGGTGACATCGCGGACGCTCTGAACGCGCTCCCGACCGCGGCGGCCCGCGCGTCTGCGGCCAACGACATCTTCGGGCGGTCCTACGCGAAACTTCTCCCCCTGCTCTCTGGCGGGTCCAAGGGCTTGCGGGAAGCGGCGGACGAGGCGGGGCGGCTTGGCGTGGCGACGAAGCAGCTCGACGCTGAGAACATCGAGCAGTTCTTGGACGCTCTGACGCGGATTCGGGCGGCGGTCGATGGGTTCGCACGCAGCGGTTTTGGGCTGATCGTTTCGGGCATTAAGTCAATCTACGACTCGCTCGCCCAAATGGTGCCCCTGCTGGACCTCATTACGAATCAGGTTATCGGCATGGGCAAGGTGTCAAACATACTGACAAACCTTCCGATGAGGCTTGGCGTGATTGCGGTTTCTGCGCCGGAGATCGCGGGTGGCGTGGTCGAAGGCTTGGTAGGCGCTTCAAGGGGAGCGGATGGCGTTGTGCGCGAGATCAACAACGCTGTCGCAGCAGCAGACGCGGCAGCGAAGGCGATTGAGGGAATCGCCAAGGCGCAGAACTCGATTGGAAAGTTCGAGCTTCCATCTTCGGCGACCTCTGCCGTCGCCGGACTGTCTGACGTAGCCCGCATCCTCGACGGCCTACAGAACGACCTCGACAGCCTGAACACCAGCAAACTCGGCATGGTGGTTCAGCAACTCACGTTGGCGGGCGCGTCCGGGGATGAACTCTCCCGTGCCGTGGAGATCATGAACAAGGCCGACCTCACCCGGTTCTCGAACTCGGTGCGGGACGCTCTGAAAACGCCCGCCGACACGTTCCGCGAGATGATCGAGCAACTCGCGGACGCGGTGGCACAGGGGTTCCTTACGGCGGACCAGGCTTCCACGTTCGCGGCCAGCAAGATCACCGGCTCAGACGGCGGAGGCCCCTCGCAGTCGCCCGGCCTGCTGCTCGCCAACTCCGCGCAGGCCCAGCTCTTCCAGTTCAGCGCGGGCAAGAAGCCGGTTGAGGATCAGCAACTTGCGGCACAAAAGCAGATGGTGGCGACACTCAAGCAGATCGAGAAGAACACGGACTTCGCTGATGACGGCGACTACTCAGGACTCTAACGCATGGCATGGACCGCTGTAAAGGAAGTCTGCAAAGAGGAGGAGTACACGGGTACGCCCACCGCCCGCGAAGAGTCGCAGGAGTTCATCGTCAAGAGCGACACGGACGTTCGGCCCTACGCGGTCCGGCTGGCGACACACGGCGGCACGACGATCCCGCTTGTGGGCGATTCGCACCCGACCGACACATCCTCCAAGTGCATCAAGGTTTCGATCACGCGGCTGCACGAGGGCGCCGGATCGCCCGCGGAGTACGGATACCGCGTGAAGTGCGACTACAGCACCGCGACCAGCGTATCGGTCCTGACAACCTCGCCCCTGATCCGCCCGTGGGAGTATTCGACCAACAGCGAGGGGTCCGTCGAGGACTACTTCATGGACCGTGCTTCGACTCCGAAGCCGGTTGTGAACTCGGCTGGCGAGACGTTCGACACTCTCCCGCAACGGTTGAAAAAGGGCATCGAGATCACGATTACTCGCAACCAGGCGAGTTTCAGCGCTGCGACCCTTCAGACCTACGACAAGACCGTCAACAGCGGATCGGTGACGATCGACGGCTACAGCGTGCCCGCGGGTATGCTGCTGATGACGGGCATCGACGGGCCGAAGGTGGTTGAGAACGGCACCACCTACTACCGCGTCACGTACAAGATGGCCCTCAACGCTGACGGCTGGCACGACTACCCGCTGGACGTTGGGTACACCGAGCTCGTGTCGGGCGTGCCGAAGAAGATCATCGACGCGGAGAGCCGCGAAGTGTCGAAACCGTGGCCGCTCGACGGAGCCGGTGCGAAAGCGGCCCTTGTCACTGACCCGCCCGCGATTCTGGACTTTGAGCCTTACGAGGAAGTCTCGTGGGCCGGACTGTCGTTTGTCTAATGGCATACCCGCGCCTCAACACGGGCCAACTCGACCGCATCGCGCGGGCGGTGCGTGCTGTGGAGGGCGACGGCGCCGACCTGCGCGGCAAGTGGAAGGATCAGCGGTTCGTCGGCGCGTCGTTCTACGCCCGGATCACCGGCGCGAACGGCACGGGCAAGTATTCGTGGCGGCGGCAAGTGTTCGACCCCGCGACCGGCCTGCTGGTGGACGACACCGACGCGATTGTCGGCACCAACAACGCAACCGAGATCAACCACATCATCCCCGACGCTGGTTCGGTTGTGCTGCTCACCTTCGCGGGCTACGTGTC